GCATACTCAGGACAAGTACAGTCAATACACTCATCAACTATTACTGGTGGACATTCATCAGGATTAGCAAGCGCATACTCAGGACAAGTACAGTCAATACACTCATCAACTATTACTGGTGGACATTCATCAGGATTAGCAAGCGCATACTCAGGACAAGTACAGTCAATACACTCATCAACTATTACTGGTGGACATTCATCAGGATTAGCAAGCGCATACTCAGGACAAGTACAGTCAATACACTCATCTTTTACAACAAGATCGTCGTCTATAATTTCACGCTCAGTAACACCCGGCGTGTAACAGTTTCCGTTTTTGTCTCGCTCTTGTCCTGCGGGGCAAGGTATATCTACGCACTGACCTGTAGTAAAATCTTTGTATTGGTTGTCCCCACAAACTACTTCATCATCATCCTCATTTAAAGTGACCGTAGCGCCGGTTGTTGAGCCGTCAGTTACAGTTTCCTCCCCGCCGGTAATAGTAGTTAGGTCTTCCGGGCAAAGATCATTTACACCTACTAAGCTACCGTCCTCGCAGGTTCTAGTTGTAAGTGTCCCACCAGTTAGCGTTACATTCGCAGTGTCGTCACCGTCATCATCATCGTCTTCGCCGGTTACACTTGATCCTACAACCGTTTTAGCGGCTTCTATAGCGCTTTTAGCCCCGCCTATACCCGCATTTACAACATCAGTGGGGATACCTGTGTTGGCTGATATAACTGCTCCGACCACAGACTCTATATCCCCAGCGTCTACACCACCCTCGGCGGCCCGTATAACTGCGTCAAGCACTGCGTTACCCGTGGTCATAATGCCTACGTTAGTTCCACCCCCAACCGTACCTACAGTACCACCAAAAATAGGAGAGGTAGCATTGGGAAGCGCGCCGCCTGTTTCCCCTATCTCAAAGACGGCGGTAACATTCCCGCTAATAATGTCAGCAAGTATACTTTCAGGAGTTAGTATTTCTGGAAGCTTACCTATGGTGGCGTCGTAACCTTTATCTATAATATCTTTAGCAGTTTTAAGAAGTTCTTCGACGTAGTCTTGAGCACCGCCTGCTGCTGCTTTAACTGCTTCAAGCCCAGAAGCGCCACCTTCAAGGGACTCCATAGCCGACTTAAGTGCAGCTTCTTGTGCTGCGGGGTCAGTAACGCCCGCTTGGGCAATTTTACCTTTGAGTATGCCTTCCGCCGCTATCCGAGCACTTTCGTTAACAAACCCTGTTTCGTTCTCACCTTGGGACTTAAGGATGCTATCCAGCATGTCCTCGGTCTTGGCATTCATTTGGGCTACGGTAAGACCAAGGAGTTGAGCTTCTTCCTCTTCGGGGGTTAGCTGGGTTTCTAATATAGAATTCAGGTAGTCATTTTGCATTGCGGCAATAACAGCGCTAGTTACTGCGTCTCGGACTCCTTCATACCCTGCAAGCGTGTCGCCGTATATATCCCCGGCAGTTAAGTTATCCGAAAAAATGTCCCGTAGTTCTTCACTGGTAAGTTTACGGTCACTTCCTGTGCTATACGTTGTAGGTGCTTCGGCCCCATCGGAATCATAAGCATTGGGGTCTCTATTTATATAGTCGTTGATTTGCGCGTCAACGGTTAAAACACCACTAGGGTCGCTTGTAGAGTTGAATAGCCCAGCTATATTTACCTTGCCTAGCGAGTTCTGCAAATTGTAACCGCGTACAGTCATGCCGCCAGCGGAAGTGCCACTCTGTTTTGGTGTACCAGCCATATCATCTCACCTACGGAGGTGTTGGTCGCACTTCAGGCAGTGCGGAAATAAAGTTAACTGTAATTACAGCAGACGGTATGCCCGGATGTGGGCTAGCTGGGGTTTCAGCATTAAGAGAGGCATCTATATCATCAGACGACCATTTCATCTCTACGTACTCACCCGCCGCCAAGTCCAAGTTAAAGTTCCAAGTCGCCTCATTAACGTCACTAGAACCCTGCAAAACTACATCTTTAGCCGTGTAACCCAAATCTGTACCGTTTCTCGAAATCCAAAGGTATATCGTTTTAGAGCTAGCCGAGCCACTGGCAATCTGCGTAGTAAACTGAAAGTTGTAAACCCCACCATACGTGGCAGTTATCTGGCTATTGCTTCCGCCGTTAATCGAAAACCCGCTTTCCAAGTATGTCTGATTGAACGTAACAACCTGCGCTGTATCTACCACCGCTATGGGCTGATCTACTGTGGAGAAGTATAGCGCATTGGGCACGTCAATAAACCGGCCCCCTAGCTCTCCAAATACGGTGTTCACTGCGTTAGATAGCAGATTAAAGAACAGACGCAAGATGTTGTTCAGGTCGTCCAGATACTGCTTAAGCGGACTATCCTTGGGTATTGGCAGCGCAGGGACTTGAACTTTCTGTACTAGCCGATTAGCCACTAGCCCCTCCTACCGTCGGGCCGCATATCCAGACGTGGTATACCTAACTTCCAAGCCACACCCAGCTCAGTAGACTCGATTTTAAACGCCATCTGCCTACCACGTACTCGCACAAAGACCTGCCCTGTAAACTCCTCAATAGGCACAACAGCCCCGCGAGTTACCGTAGCGTTGTCAACACCCCCTTCTGAAGTAGGGTTATTATACCCGGAGCCGGAGTTAGTCATAGGCAGCAAGGTCATCACAGCAGCAGGGCTATTGGCGGTTGAACCCTCAAACGTTACGTCCGGTAACATTCTTTTAACAAACATAAACTTATCGCCGTCGTCCAAGTCAAATTCAGAGGATACTAGCGTAGCTGTAATGGCAGCGGGCGTAACAGTTTCTTGGTTGTCGTAGCCCACTTCGTGGTTGACCAAGTTGTTGCTGTACGTAGCAGCTAACGGGTTTTCTCTCAGGTCAGCGTCGATCCAAGCACTGCGCGATAGCGTGCCATAGTACCAAATGTCTTGCAGGTAGTTATAGACCACGTAGCGGTCGTTCTGAGTAGAGTCGGCAGAACAGTAGAACCACCAAATCTCATCGAACCGCTCGTTAGTACCTGCCACAACTTGGGCATACTGGGACGTATTAAAATCGTTGAACACATAGCTGCGCACCGCACAAGGCAGTGTCTTAACCGTACCGTCGTAGAGGTAGAACTTATCGGTACCCATCCAATACGCAATGTTGCCGGAGTATACCGCTGCGTTAGTACTGGCTATTGTGATGTTGTCACCGAGTAGCTGCGCACCCCAAACTTCTGGAGCGCCTAAGTACTGCATGCCGTACAGGGCTGTATCAGTCCAGACCAAAATTTCCTGACGGGCTTGGATAGCCGTAATTATTTCACTGCCTCGTGAGAGGCGCAGGCTACCGGCTTGGTTAGTAGCACTAGGAGTCCAGTTAGCTACGTCCTCTTGGTCAGACCAACGGATAAGCATAGGATCAAGCACGCTAGTACCCAGATCGTTTGCACCAAAGCAAAACGCAAACCGGAAGATGTCTGACACGAACGCCTTGTTAACTATGATAGGAACGTCTGACGCACCGCCAAGCGAAGACACATAGACCGCACGGGTAGTCACTCCGTTGGTAGCATCCCAGTAAAAAGGCGCTCCGCCACGGTAGGTAAAGAATAAGTCCTCACCGAAGTTAGACTGACTCCACAAACGAATAGGGGCATTAGTAGTACCGCCAAAACCCCATGTGCCAGAACCCCAAGCACCCGCAGACCAACCAGTAAAAGGCACAGCAATCTCGTTACCCGTGTTGATTTGGTATGCCGCAGTAACAGTGCCGCCGCCCGTGGCGCTAGAGGATGCCGTAGTCTCGGCAGTAATGTTGTAGGAGTCCTCGTCGATCAGGCTGATCTGGTACTCGTTATTCAGGGTTAGCCCACCAACAGCCGTAGCCCCGCTGAACGTCACAAAGTCACCCTCTAAGGCACCGTGAGCAACGTCAGTAACCAAAACAACGGCAGAGCCGCTAGTAGTATCGAAAGGGTTAGTAAGAGTTACTGTGGACCGGATAGGGGTAATGTCGTAGTAAGCCCCACCACGCTCGATGTAATACTTGAGGTTAGTGCCTACAGTGACGAGGTTTTGCCCTTGAAGAGTAACCCAGTTGAGCATAGACCGGCAGATGCCAAGAAAAGTAGCATTAGACAGGCGCACCCACCCACCGATCTTCTGAGGCATACCCCGTCTGAAACGCACTTTGTTGGTCTCGTACCAACCGCCTTCGGCAGCATAGCGCGTATTCTCGCGGTCAACCCCGGGCTTGAATTGTAGTTTCTGAAGCGGCATTTCTTAACCTCATTATAGGTAACTACCCATCTCAATCATGTAGCAGAGTTCGGTAGCACGGCCTTTAACGTCCCGACTCCATTTGGAATCTAAGAACTCTTTTGCGGCCATTTTATAGTCGGCAACTTCCATAGCTGCCAATGCGCGCTTGAAACCACGAAGTCTAGTGGCACCAAGGTTAAAACTGATGTCAATCATAGCATCTTTTCGCACATCATCAAGGTCCTTAAACCACGGATATTCCGAAGAAAGTTCCTTAATAACGCGTACTATGTCGTTCTCTAGCAGGTAGTCGACTTCATCGCCGGACAGACCCATACCGGACTTCGAGATATTCCTACCCACGCCTATAGTTTCGTACCCGGCAGAGCAGAGATAAACGTGGCTTTTTACGCCCTCATGCCGTTTAAGCATCTCAAGTAGTTGTTCGGTCACTAGTCGCAAAGCTCAGCTAGTTCTTTCCAGTCTTGCGCGGTCCAGTTAGAGGTGTCCACAGAGGCAGGAAGCTCAACCGTAATTCCGGAAACACTAGCCCCAAGCAAAGCACCGGCCGCGTTTGTGTTGCCTTTCAGGCAGGCCATAGCGTTGTCCTCCGGCGTAATCTCTAAGCTATTCAACTGGGTACAAGCAGGGAGTGCAAGCAGCCCTGCGCCTAAAATAAGTAATCTCATGAGAACCATCCTTTAATAGACTGAAACGTGCGTACGGGATAGTACAGAGCGCCTGACTTAAACCGGCCCAGACCTAGTACGCCCAATGCTTCACGAAATACCTTGTCGGCCTGCTTTTGGTTCTTAACAACGCCGTCGCCGTGGGTGCATAAGTAATCGTGGACCACGGCTGCCTTCCGGTTTTTAGCATTGGCTACGGGGACTATCCACCGGAATATTCTGGGGACACTCGCCAGATCAGTGCAATACCCCGCAGGCACAGTCACTGTGCGCCCCAGAACGTCGCTATAATACACCAGTGGGGCGTGTAGCCGCCATCCACCATCCACAGCTTCGGCAACTAGCGCGGTCTGGAAGTGGCTCATGATACGCATCTAGGGCTTATTGAAAAAACTAAAGTAGGACCCCGTTATCAGGGCACCTAAAAAGACGTACGTAAAAGCCTTGATTATGGTATTTGCCGCAGTACGTTTGGCCGAGCGCCAAGAGTCTAGAAGGTCGCGTATTTCACGCATGTCATGAACAGCGTCGTCGTCTTGTAAACCCACGTCACGTAAGGCTTTTTTAGCCCCCGCTTCCGCAGCACGCTGTATCATCGCTTCTAGCTCTAAGTCGTTCATCTCATGGGTACTCCACTACTGCAATTATGCGGCGTCTTCTTCTCGCTCAATACGCGGATCAACCCAATCAGGGCAAAGTTCCCAAGCACCGCCGACGTAGTTGTACTTACAACCGTACCAATCTTCTGGCTCAGTCACGCCTTCAATAAGAGTAGAGTTGTTAGCGTTAAGGTCGCCAATAATAAAGTCCAAGTTAGCCGGGTCGCCTACTTCAATGCAGTCGTCTTTTACGTTGACTTGCTTGTCGTCAGCAAACAGGTACTTAGAGCAGTTCATTTCGCATACTATAGTTTTCATGGTTATCCTTCCAATAGGATTGAGGTTGATGATAAAGCCCGCCCTGCGGGGACTGTAGTTGAAGCGGCGGTTGTTGAGTATTCGTTTACATCATCGCCCGTAGGGCCAACAATAAACATCTTATCTCCATCGGCGCTAAATGCGATTGCTGTTGGATTGTTTTCTTGTGTATCGACGCTAAAGCTATCAACGAAACTAGCACTAGACACATCAAAACCAGTTGATAGCGTATAAGCGTCAACAACTACGTCAGCTCGGCCAACAATAAACATTTTTGTTCCGGCTGCATTAAAAGCAATTCCTCTTGGCTGTGTATCTTGTAATACAACACTAAAACTATCCACAAATGAAGCGGTAGAAACGTCAAATCCAATGCTTAAAGTATATTCGTTTACATCATCGCCGGCCTCACCAACAATAAACATTTTTGTTCCGTCAGTGTTAAATGCTAAGCCGTAAGGTTGAGTTTCTTGACTTGACACGCTAAAAGCATCTACAAAGGTTACTGTCGAGCCAAGATCAAAACCCGTTGACAAGGTGTACTCGTTTACATCTTGCCCCGCATACCCCAAAACAAACATTTTTGTGCCGTCATTATTAAAAGCTATTTCTCTTGGGTTTGTGTCTTGAGCGGTTACTGAAAAACTTTGAGAATACGAAGCACTAGATACATCATATCCTGTTAATAAAACGTATTCATAAACAGCATCTCCTGTTTGCCCTACTACAAACATTTTTGTGCCATCATTATTAAAAGCTATGCCTTGTGGGCTATTGTCTTGGGCTGCTACTGAAAAATTCTGAACAAAAGAAGCGCCAGAAATATCATATGGGATAGATGTCGCACCCGCAGCTAAACCCCCATCATCCTGCACATAGTAATCCGCACCGACCGTCAGCCCACTTAACTTCTCACTAACCCCACCCTGCACAATCACTGCGCCTGTAGCGGTGTCTGCTATGGCTTGGTCTGTTATGCCTACGAAGTCGGCTGAGTTTGTTGAGGTAACGGCGAATACCACAGAGGTTCCGTAATAAGAGTTTCCGACGTCTCTATAAGCTATAGCTACTTTGTTTGCGTTTGAGTCGAAAACGGCTGAAGTATATGAAACTGATGCGGCTTCAAATACCAACGGAGTATCAAAGCTAATAGACGTACCGCTTACAGTTGCAGATACTACTGTGCCGTTACCTACGTTTAAGTCATCTCGATAAGAAATAACCATTTTCCCAGCACTAGCGTCGTAAGTTGCCGAGTAGTAAGAGGAGTCCCCTGTCCACGATACCGCCGTGCCAAAGCTTATACTTGTTCCACTGACTGTTCCAACCACTGCCGTGCCAGAATCGGCGTTTCCGACATCTCGATAAACAATAACTACTTTGTTGTTAGTTGAGTCGAAAGAGGTTGCGATGTAGATAGTGGCCGCGCTTTCAAAAACTGAGGCTGCACCAAAGCTAATACTTGTACCCGATACAGTGCCTACAATAGCTGTGCCGTACTCGCTATTCACATAATCGCGATAAGCTATAACTATTTTTCCGTTGGTCGAATCATACGTTGCGGATATGAATGAAGAGTCAGTGCTTTCAAAAACCGTAGCAGAGCCAAAACTAATAGATGTTCCAGAGACCGTACCCACAATTGCCGTTCCGCGACTTGAGCTACTATTATTAGCATATGCTATAACTACTTTACCGTTGATTGAATCGTAAGTTATTGATTCGTACACGGAGTTGCTACTTGCAAAAACTACAGGAGTTCCGAACGAAATACTAGTGCCAGACACAGTGCCTACAATAGCTGTGCCGTAATCTGAATTGCCTTCGTTTCTATAAGCTATAACCACTTTGTTTAAGGTAGAATCAAATGTGATGGATGTATAATCAATAGTAGAAGATTGAAATACCACCGCTGTGCCAAAACTAATGTTAGTACCGCTGACAGTGCCAACTATTGCTGTGCCGTAAATTGAATTACCTAAATCTCTATAGGCTATGACTACTTTGTTTGAATTAGAATCAAAAGTAGATGTCACAAATTGAACATTAGCACTTTCAAAAACAACAGGACTACCCGCCGATTGAGCTACTGCCGCAACAGCCTCAACAGTGCCATCAGCCTTAAGAGCAACAGTAACCCCAGACCCTAACGTGCCACTAGCCACGAACTCTGCACTTTTTGCCCCTGCTCCGGCAGGAAGTAACTCGCTCAAATTGCTCATGTTGTGTAATCCAAGTTAATGCTAGTGGAGGACAGGGCTTTGCCTGCTAGTACGCTTGATACTGTGGTGGACAGTGTGCCGTTGGTTTGCACGTAGTAATTCTGGTTAGCCGTGAGTCCTGTGACGTTGGTAGAGATGCCGCCTTTGATTGTCACCGAGCCAGATGCAGTGTCCGAGATGGCAGCGTCTGAGATGCCTATGAAG